CTGTGCTTTCTTTACTTTTCTATGAACCTTTCTCTTACGACCACTAGGTGTGTAATTAGTACTTCCAATAACAATCATATACTTCTCCTAATTTTTGAAAAGATATTATATCAAAAGATTAAGCAAAAGTCAAGAACTATTTTATTAAATGTCGTCTATTGGCTCATCTGAACGGTTTTCTGCATCTTCTCTCTCCTTAGGAGTAGGACTAGACTCGGGACCCATCTTGAGGGTTTCCCAGTCCATTTTAGATGTAAAAGACTTCATTGATGCACTTCGCATCTTAACACAGTTGAAAGTTACGCAATTATCCTCTTGCTCCCATGTTTCTAGAGCGTAGGCTGCATCGGCTGCATCAAGTATGCCTTTTGCGAATCTTGCTTCGCCTGTTGCATCAGTTTGATACGGACTGAATACTGGTACTTCGTATTCTTGTGCCATAGCTTTTAGAGCTTTACTAACTTCAATCTGTTCTGTCCAGTCGTATTGACCGCCACGTGAGGGAAGACTAGAGCGTTTTACTTGGTTAATATAATCTACGATAACAACGCCTACGTTCATGCTCTTGACTTTTTTGTCAAGCTCTGCACGTATTCGTGATAAAGTTAAAGAAGGATCATAGATCACATCTAACTGCTGAGTCGGGAGAAGCTCACAGTTAGTTGTTAGATCGTGATGAAACCTGTCAAAGTCTCGATTAGATTTGTACTCTTTCAAACGCTCTTGTCCATCAGAGAAACGATTTGCCCACCATGTTGCTACGCGTTCCCACTCTATTACATTAAGATTCTTAGTCCTTAATCTGGCGAATGGAATCCCCGTAGCTATGGCACAACATCGTTGTAGAATTGATCTACTGTCCATCTCTATAGTGAAAAAGACAGCAGTCTTGCCTGAATTAAAAACATTGTTAGCAATGTTAGAACAGACAACGGATTTACCTGCCCCTCGTTTACCGCCAACAAGAATCAAGTCTCTAGGAGAGAACTGAATTTCGTGGTCGTACTCAGTATTGAGACCAAGGGGTAGATAATTTCCTAACTCTTCTTCATCTTCAAACAAGGATATACGTTGCATACTATCTTGCGGTCGCTCTAGGTCTACTTTTTCTTCGACATCTAGAACTATTTGATGAAGGTGAGCTACTGACTCATCAGCATCTTCAAAAGCTACTGACTGGTCAACATACTCTTCCAAGGAGTTTAGTATCTCTTTCTGAGCGTACTCATTCTTTAGATACTCAAGGAGCATGAAAGCATCTGCATCAACCTCAACGGCCTCAATCGCAAATAACTTTTCTCGTACTCCACTATCTCGGATTTCGTATTTTAAATCGTCAAACGTGGGCATTTTGTGATATTTTTCACAATGATGATCTATAATACCATACAGAGTGTGATACTCCGTAGGTAGATAGTTCTTGCGACAGCTAGTCCAGGTCTCGAAGTCCTGTAGCTCAAGCACTTGCTTTATTAGAGCACTAGCAATATTCAATCAAAATTCCCCCGAATTGACGAAAAAAGCCCTTGAGTTACCCCAAGGGCTCTTAATTTAACAACTACTTATGCAGTTGCTTTTTCTTTCTTTGAAGCACCATCGTAGTCGGCAGCAACCAAACCACGACGAGTAAGCATAGTTTTAACGCCACGAGCAGTCTTGTCGATCGCTTCTGCGATTTGTTCAACAGTCATGCCTGAAACGTCACCAAGGTCAGCTAAAGGATCAGCTTTAGATGCGCCTTTGGTTTCTTTCTGCTTAGGAATTGCACCAATAGACTCAGCACGAAGTAAGCTAAGAGCTTTGCCTCGAACACTGTTTACAGTTTTGCCAAGAGCTTCAGCAATTTCTTCTACGAAAGAACCACCATTTACTAGGTCGATGAAAGTAGCTTCTTCAGCGTCAGTATAAGTTTTAACACTTTCTGGCTTAGGAGCAGGCTTAACGTGACCAGTCAATTCCATAGATAAGATTTTACCTTGAATTGATTTAGGTGAGAAGGCACCGCCTTCAAAGTGTGCAGCGATATCAGCATAAGTGTACTGACCGCTGTTGTCTGCAACAAAAGATGCTAAAGTAGCTTCTTGTGCGTCAGAAAACGCGCGAGAGGCAGATGCAGAAGCAAGTTCTACGTCGAAGCCCATTTTGCGAAGTTTGCTAGAAACTGAGCGTGGGCTAGTTTCTAACTGATCTGCTGCTTGTGCAACAGTTGATTGAGATACAGGAGACTCGTCACCTACGAAAGATGTAAGTTCTGCTGTACGCTCGTCTGTCCATTTTGGTAATGCCATTATTATTTCTCCAAGAAATCTAATAGATTAGTTATGATTTGAATGCCCTTAGATTGGGCGGATTTAGTTTTTGCGGACTCTATACCACTCTCATTAACTAGAATAGTTACGTCTCGCGTCAAAGAACCTTTTACAGTATAGCCTTGTTGTTGTAGCATCTCTGTGGCTTCAGCCTTTGTTTTATAAGATTTTAACTTGCCTGAGATACATACTACGCCTTTATTAGCTACTGCTATGGGCTTTTCGAACTTGAAAGAGAAGGGATGAGCTAGAAGCGCATCTACATTCTCCTGTATATACTGAAGTAGGTTTTCCGAAGCCTTAGGGCCTAGCCCTGCTGACTGACAGCTTTCTTGGTCAATATCTGCTAAGTAATCGCATACAGCAGCTAACTTTTTAGCGGCTGTATTACCAATCAAAGGTATTGACAAGGCAGGTAAAACTACGTTCAGTGGAACATCTTTAGACTTATGAATCTCACTAAAAACTTTTGCACCAATTTTCTCAGATTCCAGAAGAAGAACTAAGTCATCTAGAGTTAGCAAGTACAACTCTTGTGAAGTTGTGACCCCCAATTTCTCGATAGCTTTTGGTCCAAGCCCCTTAATCTTGAGGGTCTTTGCAAAGTGCTCTAGCCTTTTGTGAGTTTGTGAAGTACAAGATGTATTTCTGCAAAATAAAAGATTATTGACTACATCAAGCACCGAGCTACACGATGGGCAACTTGTTGGGGCTTGTATTGTTTGCATAGTCTATTCCTTAATTTTGAAAAGATATTATAAGTAAATTTAAGATAAAAGTCAAGAAGTATTTTTTTGTGTGTCATACCCGTCTTACAACTCTTGGTATAATCTCCCCTGAGCGTATAATTTCTACACTACATCCTATCTCGAGGTTTAACTCTCGTATATAGTCTAGGTTGTGTAGAGTTGCTCTTGAGATTGTAGCGTCTCCAATTTTTACAGGCTCTAGAAGTGCAACTGGGCTAACTACTCCTGATTTACCTACTTGCCATACTACATCATTAAGAGTAGTGACCACACCGTCTTGTTGTTCCTTGAGAGCAAAAGCACCTCGTGGATGTTTGGCAGTGTGTCCCATAGCATTGAAGTCATAAGTATCATTGATACGATAAACTAAACCGTCAGTAGGAAATCCATTTGTCACATGAGTATGTACAGTATTAAAACCATCTTCTTTTAGATAGTTCATCTGCTGTTCCCACGTATCTCCACACTGACTACCATCAGTTTCTATTCCATATACATAGAAATAAACTGATCTACTTGCAAACTCCTCTAAGTCTTTGAGGTTTAGAGACCCCGCAGCGTAGTTACGAGCATTTTCAATACTATCTGGAGCTACTACTTCTCCTGTAATCTGTACTATTCCACCTAAAGCTGTAACGTGGGGTGCAATATACTTCATTTTATCGAGAATATCCCTGCCATGAGTACCGTCACCTCTAGTAAGAGCTTGAGTAAGTTGACCATTAATATAGGTCAAAGCAACTGCTGCACCGTCAAGTTTAGGCGAGCATACAACATCATCACCTAATACAGGAAAAGGTGGTTGTAGTATATCGAAGCATTTTTGTAGGGAATACATTTGATATGTATGGCGTACTCCATCTGTGGGAGTGTAGCCAACATTGTAATAGTTATGTAACTCTGCAAGCCTATCAAACTGAGCATCAGTAAGAATGGGAGAACCATCTTGATAATATGCAAGACAAGCCATATCTAGTAAATCTTTCATTCAAACCTCTTTCATTAATTTAGATAAGTATTATACTTAAAAAATAAGGAAAAGTCAAGAACTATTTATATAGATCTTCTAGCAAGTCTGCAAAGTTTTCTTTTATAACTTCCTTGGATTCGGCTAAAGATAGTATTTCTGTGAGACCTATGAACAGTTCTCGAGAGTTTGCGA